GGGAAATCCTTTATTTGAGCAATCTCTTGAATAGAAGTAACGATATTCGTTCGTTCCATCCACATAAGATGTGCAAATTTAGGTTGAATTCCTTTCTCTATGACTAATTTGTTCCAGATGTATTCACATAGATTGTGAAAACGGTCGGAACATCCACAGGCAGCAAGGGCTAGGCCTAAGGCTGATGCGGCAAGTCGTTCCATGTCTTGAGGACGTTCTGGAAAGAACAAGTGTCTGAGAAGGTCTTCATCCGTTCGGAAAGGTAATCCGTAAACGTTGAAGTAACCAAGAACTGTCATACCTGAGAGGCGATCTGATATCTCGCTTTTCTTAATATTAAGTTTAGCGTTGAAGTAGAACATAGCTGAGTCAGCCAGTCTATTGAGAAAGTCAGGGCCGTAGAGTCGGTAAGTGTATTCGAAAAAGGAGACTATAGAGTCATCACCTTGTACTCGGATCCAAAAGGAGTCTGAATCGATCTTGATGCCTAGTGCTGATAAACAGGTAAGTATCATGATCATGTTTGCGAATGAGTCCATCAACTGAGTTTGTTGATAGCCAGATCCGAAGCCAGAGTATGTCCATTGGTAGAGGTCTCCGTTAGGTAGGAGAATAGGTGTGTGCTTGATTGAGTAGCACATCCATTTCCAAAGTCTCTCGATTCTTTGAGGGTCACGAGGGGTTGCTTGGGGGTAGAAGGAGGTTGGTTGGTACCAGTTGAAGTCGAAGTACGATCTCCAAATAGTGTGTACATCATCGATGACGGTAAACAAAAGACGTTTGTCAAATTGTGACCAATCAAGAGTGATAAATGTATTAGGTTTCCCACGAGAGTTAATCTCGTTGGAAAGCTTTAGCCATCCACCTTTCATAATCTCTCTGCCCCAGAGGAGGTTGCCAGTGTCATCGTTCAGATAGGTTTTCTGAAGTGACCAAATGAACATGTTTTCGACCATAAGGAGTAGTTTGGTGGCTCCAAATACGGCGCGAATTCTGTCAGATTCATCCTTTGAAACAACGTGAGCACGTGAGTGCAGAGTGTTCCAGTAGTAAGGGATTGGCGTACCGTCAAGTTTAAAGAAGTTTAGACTTCCTTCCTTGATCTGGTGAACTAGAGTTCGATTATATTGAAAAATCTCGCTGTACAGGTTGTGAAATGTTCGTCGATTGTTATCGGTGAGACAAAGTGCCTGTTTTGTTCGCAAGTAGTCTGAGACATAGATTTTACCATGCCAGAGCCACTTTAGTGTGCGGGTTGCTCGTTGCATTAAAAGCGCTAGGTTTTCTCGGATTTTAGGAGTTTCTGATTCAGCGTCTACGTTTCGAAAGGTAGGTGTGAAAGCGAAGGACTCTAAGTTCCAAGGGGCTTCGATGCTAGGTTTGAGATTCCAAGGATAGTACCTTAGATCTGGGAATGAGACCGGGTATAGGTCGTTTTTCGGCTTAAACATTTGGCGAGTGAGTTCGACGGCGCGAAGATAGTGTGTATCTTTCGGTACGATGTGCAATGGTTGTTCGAATGACATAAAGTCAGCGATTAGTGCTTCATCGGTTGAGTCGGATCTTCTGTTTTCCAAAACTTTGTTAACTTCTTCTTTTGAGAAGAACTTTAAAGTTCGGTTGATTAGCCAGTCAAGTCGGAAAAGATTGAATTCTTCGAACGCAGCTTGAGGCTGGAACGATACAATCTTGTTTCCCTTGTCGTAAGCAAGTTTAGTGAGATTCATTGTTGAAATAGAAATTGATTTTCGTTGAACTGAAGGAGATTCAG